CCAATCCACAATTTGGGGATGTCAACGGTATTTCAGACGCGACTGGAACAATCGAAAAGTTTTCGTTGGATTCTGAATTTGCCTATGTCACACCAGAGGAGAGGGAATACCTCGTGACTCGACCTTTAGATTATATCATCACACAGGTGCAGGTGGCTAAATTTAAGATGAAGCCAGGTGAAAATAAAAAGTCAGTGATGCTCAATTTTCAACATCCAGTCAAGGAACTTTTTATGGTTTCTCAGAATATTGTAAACGGAAATATACCACACTATTATAACGATATAATCAACGCAGAACTCAGATTTAATAACGAGATTGTTTTTAATCGGTCCGGTCTATTTCTCGCATACGAACAAGCACTCAAACACCACATAAATTCACCGTCATCTATCGAGTCTACACCACAAACTATAAACAATGCACCGAGATATATTGGACCATCCATGTTTGGTATGTATTCATTCTCACTCACACCCGAGTCACCTCAACCCACGGGGCAGGTGAACATGAGTCGTATATCACATAAACTGTTCACGATCGAAATACAACCGACAAATTCGGTATTTGAAAATGAAACGCGTGTGTACGCCGTCAACTACAATGTGTTACGAGTCGACAGTGGTTTAGCTGGTTTAAAATTTTAGGTGGATATATTAGAAATGGCTGGACAAGTACAACTCTTAGCCTCTGGACCCCAAGAGAGGTTCTTCACGATAGACCCAGACTACAGCTACTTTGTGAAGAATTTCAAGAAACATTCAAACTTTTCGACTGAATTTATAGACATAGATCCACCCAATGAAGCCGACTTTGGAAAAAAGGTTCGATTTAAAATTCCCCAAAATCAAGGCGACCTCCTCAAGACTGTGAGTGTGAAGATGACTCTACCAGAGATTATAGAAACGAGAAATACCGTGTACATCGAATCGGTGGCCCACGCCCTCATAGAGCGAGTGGATCTCATAGTGGGTGACCAGGTGATTCAGAGTCTCACGAGTGATTATCTTCAGATTTATTCGGAACACAACTACACACAGACAAAGCAGTACGCACTGGAAAAGTTGATTGGTAAATATCCACTCCGAACTTCTAATGAACGAGTTGGTGAAGTTGTACTACAAAATGGTTTCAATACTGGTATAATCATTCACAACACACTTGGTCTGAACACAGATGAAGATTTTTTCGTAGACATTCCGTTTTATTTTTATCGACACCCAGAGTTGGCCGTACCACTCTGTGCCATCACAAAACAGGAGGTCGAGGTGGAGTTTACACTGAGAAACGCACAGGATCTGGTTATAAAAGCTGACGGAACATCTATCATTTTAGAGGAGACGCTCAAACTAAAAAATTTTCAATTGTGTGCGGAAGTGGTATTTTTAGATCCGGTGGAGCGCATCAAGGTGATGAACACACCGATGGATTTCCTCGTGACTCAAATACAACAGAATACATTCGAAGTGGCTGCGAATGTGGATGAGTCTACACTCAGATTACGATTCGTACACCCGGTGAAGGAGTTATACTTCGTCATTCAGAGAGAGGGGGCGACCATATTCGACTATGATAATCCAGATGATTATTTGGGACAGAGTTTTTCTCTGTACGAAAATTTAAAGCAACTCACGTTGACTTTAGACGGTGAAAAAATCATAAACGGGGACGTGGGGACGGTACCGTTTCTCAAAGCGGTCCAGGGGGCCATTCATCACTCGAAGACACAATTAATCAGGCGATTCTATTCGTACAGTTTTGCCCTTCAACCAGAAGAATGGTATCCCACTGGACAGGTTAATTTTAGTTTTATAAAAGATCAGATTTTACACCTAAGTCTCACAACATGTCCAGATACAGCACGAGAAGTTCGTGTGTACGCACTAAACTATAATATTCTACGACTACGAGAAGGAACTGTCGAACTCCTTTTTTAAAATGGATATGCAAACTGGAATTGGTATGGATGACCATGGTATGGTCGATCGTTACATCACGAGTATGGTTGATCTCATCAAACCCGTGATGGAGCGGGGTGTCATCTTAGCTGGTGAATATGCCGGTGCGTGTGGAAGGGATGTGATTCTTCCAGAAGATATGGAGTATGCCATGAGGTATTGTGCCATGTATACAGTGGGTCAGTCATCGGTTGTTGAGGACTCAGACTCGGATTCAGACTCTGTAGATTTGGATGTATTGGAACCAGAGGAATGCCCGACTTTTGTGAGGTACAATGGTGACGATGAAAAATTTCTACTCGTGAATGAGGCATACGATCGTTGGGACGATTGGGAACCCCAAAGTCCGATAGAACACATGTTAAAAAATGCTATTAATAGTAATGAACATCTCTGAGCCAGATGGGTGGGCGTTTTCCAATACAAGTTTTAAGGTATTTGACTCTGGATCCAGTTCAAGTGATGATTCATCGGATGATGAACAATTGTTTTCCAAATCAAAACAAATAAATAAAAAAAAATTTAAAAAAATTGTAAATAAAGAGGCTTTGATACCCGAATAATTTTCTTGAGATATAATAAATGTCATCCGTTGATAAGGCTCTCAAAACCGTTGATATCGTCACTCAGGAACTTCAGACCCAGACCCTCAACTCGATCGTCGGTGGGTTTTCTTTCGCCGCCGCCATGTCCTGGATGGATTTTATCCGTTGGTTGATTACCCAGGTCGTGAAGGTTCCCAAGAATGGTGGCACCCACTACGCCCTCGTCGCCATTCTTACTACTCTTCTTTCCGTGATTGTCTTCATGGCAATCTCTCAGATTAACGGACGGGTCAAGAAGCCCGCCCAACCCGTGTACGCCATCACTCGCTAATTTGTCTTGGATATTTAGGTTTACCCTTCATGAGAAACATGAGAAGTACACCAATCGCAATGACACCAACGATGTACATATTCCATCTATATACATTCTTACTCACCACGGGTTCAGGAATGTCTATGGATTCGACCATTCTTTCCATATTTTCCAATTTATCAGTAGAACATACGAGTTCAAATTTAAGTACGTGCTCTTGATTTCTGAAATCGTATGGAATGAGGCGCCCGTGACTCATGTAAAAAAATTGTACCCTCATGTACCGAATGTACTTGATGGATCCAGTGTGAAAGTGGTGGTGAATCGGATCATCGGCACCGTTAACATTTACACAATCTGAACCATCGAGAAGTATATGACCGGTATAGAAGGGGGTACCAGAGTATACACTCTGATTACATTCGTCGCTACCAACTGTGAGTCTGAGTATCAGGGAATTTGGACCCTTGAGATTGATGGCACCGGTCTCTAATTGATTATTCACATTAGACGTGTAATCTTTTGATCCAAAACCCAACACCTGATGGGGTGTGGTATTGGATGAGTCTATACTGTCACGACCATTCGTTCCCGAAAAAAATTCAAATGTAAAACCACCAGAGGTACCAGAAAACTTGAGTGCATCGGTATCAGGGTCGTACACAACACTGGTTACATTTGATGTGGGTGTCAATAGGGTACCCAAATCTTGTGCTAAATCTCCACCGTTTGTATAATTGGTCTCTTGGAGTGTAAAATCTTGTCCATCGACACTGAATGTTTTATTCGTTTCACAAATTGTCAACTGTGGTGTGGGAATACGAGCAGATACGAGTTTTATACTCGAACAGTCGTAAATTGGATTTTCTAATTCAACCACATAATCCATCGCCAAAGTTTCCAGGGTGTGTTGGCTACTATCTATTGTGAGGTTATGAACCTTCATTACTTTATGATGATAATATTTTATCCGCTGATACTGTGCGCCAGAGGATTGTTGTAGAGTTGTCTCTTGGCGACATCGAGATTTCGGACGTGGGGATTTTCATGACCCTTGTAGCTATTAAACTGATGAAACGCCTTTTGTTTGTACTGCTGGGTCCATCCACCATTGGGGGCATTCACCCTACCATCCACTCGAGTGGTATCTGAACGAACCGAGGTGAGACGACCACCCTGTTTGAGGGCACTCTCCCGAACATTCATACGACCTGCGTTACCCATGCGATTTGGTTTACCACGGCGATCCTCTGGGCGGAAACCGTATTTCATGAGTTCTTCATTGTTCTTGTTAGTAATCTGTGCAGCCACACTCGTGTTGTAGGCTCCATGGAAACTATGAATACCAGGG